ATGGCGGAAGCCCTTGCCGGGGCTTTCCGCTCCGCCCATGAGGCGATGAAGTCCTTCTTCACCGATATGTCGGAAATGACCATGCCGGACATGGACTTTTCCTCCGGCGTGTCGGAGCGTGTTTCCGGCGGCGTCAGCCTGCCGTTCAGCCTGGACTTCTCGAAGGCGAAAGCCGACCTGAACAGTTTCCTCAGGACGGCCGGGAAAACCATCCGGCTGCACGCGGATGCGTCCGCCGTGGTTTCCGCCGGCAGGAGCGCCCTGGAGCAGCTGAAATCCCTGTATGAATCCACGACGCTGACGCTGAACGCGGAAGCGTCCACAGGGGACGGCGCCACGACCGCCGCGACCGGCGGCCGTTTCACGTCGCCGACGCTGACGCAGATCGCTGAGGACGGGGATCCCGAATACGTGATTCCTGTCCGCAAGGAATCCCTTGCCGTTCCGCTCCTGCAGCGGCTCATCGGGGAGCTTTCCGACCCGGCGAAGCAGGCGCTTGGCCAGGGCCTTTCCTGGCAGGAGGGCACGTCTTCCGTGATCCCGCCTGCGGAGGCTTCGCACCAAACTGCCGCCCCAAATGCAGATGCTGCACGGGTATCGGCGGCTGCGGTGTTGCCTGTGATTCCGAAACCTCAACAGCTGTTTCCTTCAACGCCGCCCCTTGGGCAAATCCTTTCCGCCCTTCCTGATCTTCTGGCTTCAGCCGACCATGCCGCCGCGCCGGTTGTCAACCAGACAACCAGCCAGAATGTTTCCGCACCGGTCTCCATCCAGGTGACCGCCGCGGGTTCCAGTCCGGAAGCTGTCGGGCGGTCCATCTATAATGTGGCGGAGCAGTACCTGCTCCGCACCCTGAAATCATTCGCATAAAGCCGTCCCCTTTAGGGGAAGGTGCCCCCAACGGGGGCGAAAGGGGTTCTGATCCATGCCATCCTCCGTTGTCGTCCAGGTCCCGTCCTACGGCTATACTTATTCCTTTTCCGGCGTCATCTCCGTCCAGCATGAATTCACCCTGAAAATCCAGACGGATTCCGAGTCCGAAACAGGCACCGACTATGTCAACGGCGCAAGGAACCAGCCGGACAAGGTGACCCTGACCGTCCGGGAATCGGACGTGGGCCACGCGGCCGGCTGGTCGGACAGGATGCTCCAGGCGCTGGAAAGCATCAAGCGGAAAAGGCTGCTGTGCAATGTGGTGACATCCGCAAAAACCTACAGCGGCATGCTGCTGATGGAGTTTTCCGCGACGATCGACGAAGAAAGCCAGTCCGGCTGGGAAGGCACGCTGGCCTTCATGAAATGCGAAAAGCCGGGCGGGGAGGCGGGCAAGATGTACGATAATTCATCCGCCGCGGTCCATGTCGGCTCTGCGGGCCCTGTGCAGGCGGTCAGCAACGCGCCCGGCGCCCCCGGCAGCGCGGGCACCAGCTCGCCCCTGAACCAGCTCCTTGCGCGCGCGGGGGTGCAGCCCTGATATGTATTACATTCTTCCAATCACTGAAGACTTCCGCCAGGTTTTCACCCTGGATATGGCAATCGACGGCGTCTCCTTCCATGCCCGGGTGGAGATCCGGTACCTGCCGGTGCCGGACTGCTGGGTGGTCTCCGTCTGGGATAATGCCTCCGGCGAGCTGCTGGTGAACCAGGTCCCGCTGGTCTGCTCCTATGGAAAGGTCAACGATCTTTTCCTGCCCTTCCGCCACCTGCGCGGCGGGCAGGGCATGGGATCCCTCTTCGTGATCCGGAACACGGACCATCCCCGGACGCAGGATCCCGCAGGAGGCAACCTGACGGAGTTCCTGGTCCTGTGGGGGGATACGCTGCCATGAGGGAATTGAAAGTATTTGCAGACGGCATCCCCTTTGCCGCCGGCAGCCGTTTCCGGCTGTCCGGCAAAACAGCCGTCGGGCTGTTTCCGTCGCTGTTCACGCTGGAAGCCTGGAACCTGAAGGAAGAGGAATCTTTTCAGCTTTCCAATACAAAGGAAATTGCAGTTTGCCGGGAAGACGCCTGCCTTGCGTATGGCAAGGTTTCGGACGTCTTCCGGCAGACCGTGCCGGAGGGCACGGTCACCGTTGCGGCCTTCTCCCTTGGCCTGGACCTCTGGGAAGCGCCGGTCTCCCTTTCCGTGGAGGCCGGCGTTTCCGTTTCAGGGACGGTGCGCCGGCTGCTTGAGGCTTCCGGCACAGGGATCCGGCTGCTGTCCTTTCCGGGCAGCGACCCGGTATCCGTCCGCGGCCGGGCTTTCCTGGGCCGGGCAGCGGAATGCATTGAAGAGATTTTGACCGCTGCGAAGGCCCGGTGCGCCCTGGTACCTGCCGGGCTGTGCGTGATTCCCGCGGATCCGCTGCCGGCGTCCCTCATTCTCTCGGAGAAGGACCTGGCCGACCGCCCGGCTTATGCGGACGGCGGCAGGAAGCTGATCCTCTCCACGACGGTCACAGGCTTCCGGCCGGGGGATGAAATGATCCTTGAATACGGCGGGAAAACCGCCTCCGGGCTGATCCTGGAACGAATGGTTGACGCGGACACCGGCAGCGGCCCGTGGAGCACGCAGCTGCTGATTGAAATCCACCAAGGAGGCAGGAATGACGGACAGATTGTTTCTTTCAACGGATGAGCGGGAAGCCCTGAAGCAGGACTTCTTCGCCTCCCTGCACTGTGCCCTGCCGGGCACAGTAGTTTCTTTTGATGCTGAAAAGCAGACCGCGGAGATCCAGCCGGCGGTGAAGCTGGGATCCATGGCATACCCGCGCCTGGCGGACGTCCCCGTCTTCATGCCGGTGCCCTTTGAGGTGCATCCCGGGGATGCCTGCCTCGTGGTTTTCGCGGACATCGATATTGATGCCTGGTTCGAGACAGGGGAAGCCGCCGTTCCGAACTCGGCCCGGCGGCATTCCCTGTCAGACGGGTTTGCTTTTATTGGGTGGAGGATGTGTCCAAATCTATGATTTGGGTAACACATCCCCTGCTACAGCTGTCCATCTTTGCAAGCTTTGCGAAGCAAAGATGGGTAACAGCGATCGCAAGGAGTGAGTGCTCATGATTCTTCGCCCCGTGGATGCCTCCGGCGATATCCTGCCGGTGCCCACCGCATCTGTCCTGCTGTCCGGCCCGGACGCAGTGGCTTTGCTGGTGAAGGATCGGCTGTCCCTGCTGGCCGGGGAATGGTGGGAAAACCCGGAGGCGGGTTTCCGCCTGCTGCAGCTGCTGCAATCCTCCCGGATGACGGAAGAAAACGCCTCCATGCTGTCTTCGCAGGTCACGGAATACATCCGGCAGACGCACGGCGTGCTGGATGTGGAGGACGTGCAGTTCAACGTTTCCGGCAGGCAGTTTGCCTATGATTGCACCGTCCGGACGGATGCAGGCAGCGCGCAAATTCATTATGTGATCTGAGGAGTTGGGTGCATGAGCTACTTTGTTCCGTATATCGATGCCTCCGGCATCCACTTGCCAACCTATGAGGACCGGCTGCAGGACCTGTGCTCCGCCTATCGGACAATCTTCGGCCAGGAGGCGGAGCTGTCCCCGGCGGTGCCGGACTACCAGCTCCTGTCCGTGATCGCCAAGGCGCTGGATGACACCTCCATGCTGGTGCTGTCGGCCTTCAACGCCATGAATCCGGCCTATGCCTCCGGGCAGGCGCTGGACCTGCTCCTGCCGCAGTACGGCATCTCCCGGAATCCGGGGGAGACGGACGCGGAAGTCCGCGCCCGGTTGAACCGGGCCATGGCGGGCCGGGGAGCCTTTTCCCTGGAAGCCATGGAGGCTGCCATCCGGGAGGTGCCGAGTGTCGCGGACGTCCTGGTCCGGGTGAACGAGACGGACAGCGCCGTGGACGGCATCCCGGCGCATACCATCGCAGCCCTCGTCATGAACGGCGCCGCCTCGAAGATCGCGGAAGCGATCTTCAAAAAGAAACCGCCGGGCATCGGGACCTACGGCTCCATGACAAAGCAGGTGTCCGACGGCCGGGGAAACACGGTGCCGATTTCTTTCTCCCGGCCAACCATCCTGATGATCCAGTTCATTGTCAAAGTCAGGGCGTATGACGGCTTTGACCAGGCGCAGGTGCAGGCCGGCATCCAGGAAGCCTTGATGCAGTTGGTGAACGGGGAAATGCACATCGGGCAGCCGATCAACCTGCCGCAGCTCTACGGGCTGCTCTACAGGGCGGCGGGGGACTACGCCTCCACCTTCGCGGTCACTGACTTTTATGCTGTCGGCGCTTTTGAAACCACGCGGGAAAAGATCATTCCCGCGTGGAACCAGAAGTTCTGGATGAACGCGGAAGGATCTGTGGTTATTCAGGTGGAGAGCTGATAGGATAAATGTTTGTTTGCTTGCCCTTCGAAGAATTCGGGCATATGAAAATCATTGCATATTTGATCTGGGTGAAAAGGATGATGGGGTGTCCAAAAGGAGACCCATCAGGAGGTGCTTCAGGCGTAGATGATTTCAGATGCATCTGCGAACTAATTCCTCATCATCGATTGCGGCATCAAGCAATCTGCTGAGAAGTCCGGTATATCCCTTTCCGTATTGCTTTGCTTTTTTCAATGTAGCCGGGGAAATACGAAGTGAAATGGTTGGTTTTGTTCTGTTATCATGATTAATGCGTTTAAATTGCATCAACTGTTCTTTCATCATAAGCGGACTGTCATCATCGAACTCGGGTTCTATTTTTGCTGCAGCTTCCAGTTCAAGGCGCTCCTCTTCAGTCAGTTCTTTGCTCAAATCATCAATATGAAGTTCCATACAACGCTCCTTTCACCGATAGTATACATCGGTGAAATACAAAATGCAATACATTACGCAATACAAAACGGTTTTGAAACGGGGTTGAAAATCTCATCATGATGAATTATTACCTTTCCTTATTCCCATCCTATACCCGTGACAAACCCCGCTTCATGGCCCTGGCGGAAGCAATGCTCCGCCAGGCAGCGGACCTGATCACCCTGGTGCAGTCGCTTGCATCGGGGTTTTCTTTTGCCCATGCGGCGGGCATCCAGCTGGATGCGCTGGGGGCATCCATCGGCATCCCCCGGCAATCCGGCTGGGATGACGAAACCTATCGGTCCGTCCTGCTGAAGAAGCTGAAGCTCTGGACCTGGGACGGCACCAACGAAACGGTATCGGATTTCCTGTCCGCAGGGGAGACCCTGAAGGACAACGGCAACAACAGCGTCACCGTCAGCCCTGCGGCAGCGCTACCGCTGCCGCCCGCTGAGCTGATGCCCATACCCATCGGTGTGAATGTTTTTATTTCCTAGAGGTTGAAAAGCGCCCGAAGGCAATCTTGCCGTTGATGAAGGATCCTGATGATTATCACACGATCTTTCTCTTCAAGATAGAAAATACAGTAATTCTCACAGGGGATATATCGGTAATCAGTGTGGATGGAAATCAGTGCGTCTAGTGGTCTTCCCCTGCCCGGGAATGTCTGTAGATCCTCAATACTCTGTCGCAGCTGCCGGATGATCCGAATAGCTGCTTGTGGATTCTCCAGTTCTTCTGAAATGTATTTATGAATATTTACGAGATCTTTCCGGGCTTCTCGTGAAACAGTCACACGGATCACGGTTATCCCTCCAGTCCGGCAAATGCTTCTTCAATGGAAAGATCGCCTTCTGTTCTGACAGATTCAACACCTTTGGAAAGCTCAGCAAGCAATTGCATGGTTGCCTCCATCTTCTCATAGGAAGCAAGACTTTGAACAACATATTTGCCTCGGCCGTTTTTTGTCAGATAAACAACAGATCCGTCATCGCAATGACGAAGCACTTCAGAATAATTCTTCATATCTGAGATTGGCAGAATGTTCGTCAAATTGCATTCCTCCTTTCAAGAAAATTATACCCAAATATGACCCGATATTCAACGATAAATTTGGAGGAAAGAGAATTGAACAGCAGCAAGCAAGTGGATACCCTGATAAAACAATGGCGGGCCCAGGGGAAAACGAAAGCGGAGATCATCGTCCTGCAGGCGGAAGCCATGCTCGGCTGGCCGTATGCCTGGGGCGCTTCCGGGCAGGACTGTACGCCGGACAAGCGCCGGTATTTTATGAACCGGGGCACCATCGGCCCGGGGGACGCGGAGCTGATCCGCAAGCGATGCCGGGTGCTGAACGGCAGCAGCGCTTCCTGCCCTGGATGCAAGTATTATCCCGGCGGAGCAAAAACCCGGATCCAGGACTGCCAGGGATTCGAGAAGGAAATCCATAAGGCGGTGGGTATCACCCTGAAGGGCGGCGGAGCTACCAGCATGTATAAGGATGACAGCAACTGGGCCGAAAAGGGCCCGATTGCCAATATGCCAGATGATGCTGTCTGCCTTGTATTCAAGCACATTGCTTCCACCGGGAAGATGGACCACGTCGGCCAGCACGTCGGCGGGGGAAACATCATCCACTGCAGCGGGGAAGTGAAACGGGGAAAGATTACGGATAAGGGATGGACACATTACGCGATTCCGAAGGCCCTTTCCGGGGCAAAAGCCCCGGCATCCCAGGAGGTGAAACCGGTGACGCAGATCCTGAAGAAAGGCAGCCGGGGCGATGCGGTCCTCCGGCTGCAGCAGCGCCTGCAGGAACTGGGCTACGACTTGTCCCCCTGCGGCGCCGACGGCCAGTTCGGGAAGAAGACGGAAGCGGCCGTGAAGGCTTTCCAGCATGACCGTGGCCTGGCCGCGGACGGGATCGCCGGGCCGCTGACTTTTGCGGAGCTGAACAAATCCACTGAACTGAACAAAACTGCGGAATCCGCAAATTTGTTCTATACCGTGACGATTCCGCATGTGGCGGAAGCACGGGCGGAGGAGCTCCTGCTGATGTACGCGGGTGCAACGAAAACGAGGGAGGGATGATGCCAATGAACGTGTACCAATGGTTGTGCGTGGCTGGGATTCCGTCGGTGATGACCCTGTTTATTACCCGGGTCATTACCAGGCGCCTGAGCGCCGCGGAGAGCAAGGCGGACGAAGCGCAGCGGCGTTCCGACGCCATTGCGCTGGGCATCCGGGCGCTGCTGCGGGACAGGCTGTTGCAGGGGTATAAGCATTACCAGGAGAAAGGCTGGGCGGATTACGAAGACCGGGCGAACCTGGAGAACGTCTGGCAGCAGTACCATGCCCTGGGCGGCAACGGGGATATGAACGACCTGCGGAAAACCTTCCGGCACCTGCCCATGACGAAGGGCGGGGAGCCTGTGATAATCTCCGAAGCAGAGTAAATCCCTTTATAGGCTGATGTGAACTTAACACGATACATCAGTCGGATTCAAGGGCAGCTTTCAGGTCTTCCATATTGTCATAACCACGCACGTCAGGATTGTGGGAGATTTCTTTTGCTTCGGCCATTGCGTCAAGGGTTTTTTGTTTATACGGGGGAATCTCCACCGAAAAAGGAAGGCCGCCGCGCAGTACGCATTGATACAAAAAGAGGTTTACAGCGCTTGACATATCCAGGCCAAGGCGATTGAACAGAGCGGAAGCTTGCTGTTTGATGCTGGAATCAATACGGATCTGTGTAGGTGTGGTAGACACAGGATTCACCCCCTCCAGGAGGAAGTGTATCAAAAAAGTTTACATTGTCAATCAAAACAGCAACAGAAAGGAGAAAAAACCTATGAAACCAATCAATTGGCATGCCTGGGCCAAAGCGGCCCTGATCCGCGCAGTCCGCACATTTGCGGAAGCCGCGCTTGCGTACATCGGCACCGGGGCGGTGGTCCTGGGGGATGTGAACTGGCTGGCGGCGCTCAGCGCCGGCGGCTTCGGGTTTGTGTCCGCGATCCTGCTGGCACTGACCGGACTGCCGGAGGAGGAGCTGTCGACGCTTCAGCGGCGGTAACAGATCCCCTGCTACAGCTGTCAAAGGCGCTGTGCGGCTTTGGTAACAGCGATCGCAGGAGGAATGACAACTGAATAACGTTATACCATGCCCTGAGACCGGATATACTCCGGTTTCAGGGCGCTTTTCTTTTTTTTGAACGCTCAGACGGAACGAAAAAGACCGTCCCACCGTTCCAGTCCCACCGTTCCAGCCGTTCCACCTTGACAATATATCGCTGTAGCGATACAATCGTGCTGAAAGGAGGATAAGCGGTGATGATTGTTTACCACGGATCAGATCATATTATTGAGACGCCCCTGTATAATGGAAGCAAAAGAACGAATGATTATGGTTACGGTTTTTATACAACAGAAAGCAAGGAACTGGCCATGGAATGGGCCTGCAGTGATAACCGTGACGGTTTCGCAAATATCTACGAATTGAACACAGACGGATTGCGTATCCTGAACCTGAATGATCCGCAATACAGCATACTGAATTGGCTCGCAGTCCTGACAAAATACCGCAGCTACTGGCAAAGCGGAAGCGTTGCAGAGGAAGCCAAGAATTATCTTCAGGAACACTTCTTTGTTGATCCTGCCGGATTTGATATCATCATTGGCTATCGGGCGGATGACTCTTATTTCTCCTTTGCCCAGGATTTTGTTTCCGGGGCCATTTCATTAAGAAAACTGTCGGAAGCCATGCGTCTTGGGAAGCTGGGCGAGCAAATTGTCCTGAAAAGTGAGGAATCCTTTTCACATATTCGGTTTGTTGATGCTGAAGCCGCAGCAGCCGGGACATACTATGAAAAGAAATCGATTCGGGACAGGGACGCACGCAGGGCTTATCGTCTCTCCCGGCAGAAAGAAGAAAATATTCATGAGCTCTATATGCTGGATATCATGAGGGAGGAAATCAGAAGTGGAGATCCGCGCTTACGATGAGAGTTATCTGCCGGAAGCCCAGAATATCCTTGGCCATGCTGTTGACTTTGCCGTGATGACCCTTGGCCTTTCAGCAGATGCGTTTGGAGATGCTTTCGCCGTCTCCGATGTTTCAAAGCAGTTTGCAAACGGAAATCCGGGTTATGTCGCCGGAATGAACGGGTGTGAGCTTGCGAGGAAAGTACTTTCTGAAACAAATATATCTTTTCAGGATACGGAAGATATTATGTACCTGGATAAATCACCGGAATACTGGGCCGGATGGGCTTTGGCATATTACCAGTGGTACAGCAGCCGTTCTTTTATGGAGATCCTGGCTGCTGTTCCGCTGGAAGCAATGATCGGCCTGTACCATCCTTACCACGAGATGGATATCAGGCAATTTGCAGACCTGATGGATCAGAAACTGAGAATGGCTTCTCCCCAGACCAGGCTGAAAAAGAGGCGGGAGACCTGCGGGCTGTCCCAGTCAGAATTAGCTGCCGAAGCGGGCGTCCCGCTCCGGCAGATCCAACTGTTTGAACAACGGCAAAGGGATATCAATAAAACCGCAGCATTAACATTGTTTCGTATGAGCAAATCTCTTCGCTGCAGGATGGAAGATCTTCTGGAATATTGACGCTCAGTTGCAAAGCGAGACGCGAGTTTTGTACACGAAAAGCTATTTTTGAAAACGAGAAGCGACGTTTGTAAACGCCGTTCCACGAAGTTGCATTTTCCTGGTAAAACTTGTATATTGTAATAAATGGATTCACACAATTTGATCAAGGGGGACGGCCTTATGAAAAGATTGTTTTTACTGATGCTGGTTCTTTGCCTGCTGCTTCCGGCAGCTGTTTCGGCAGGGGAAGAAATCGACGTACTGTCCTGGGATGACGTGAAGGAAGCAGCTGAAGCAGCCGGAGGAAAGTTTGTGCGGCTTGACAAAACGCCGTATGAATACTGGCTGCCTGACGGTGTAACGGTGGTGGATCCCTATATCACTGATTCCTATGCCTTATACGGCGGTTTTGTGCTGGACGCTTCAAAATATATCCCGGACGCGGAAAACGGATATGAATACCTTATTCCTGTTTCATTCGAACTGTATCAGCTGAATCCTGACAGTTTCAAAGACCGTACCTTTGAGGAAATAAAGACGACAGGCCTCCATCCCGGCCGGATCTGTACGGTCAACGGGATTCGCGCGGTGAAAGAGGAACTCGCGCTGGACGGCCATACCGATTTCCTGCAGTATTATTTCCCGTTGGAAGACGGTTGGTATATGGAACTGAAGATTCCCTGCTGCGTCGACAAGATGAAAGAAGGGAAAAAAGCTGACACCGTCTGGTTCGGAGAGGATTCCGAATACTTTACGCTGGTCAATTGGGTGGTTTGCTCGGTGCGGGTTGCTGAATAAGTGTACGGCAGGAAAAGAAACTGCTCTGTTTCCGGAAAACTTCCATTGCCTTGCGGAATGCGGCAATGGAAGTTTTTTGCTGTGCGGCGGTGGAACGAAAAAGACCGTCCCGCCGTTCCACCGCCGTTCCAGCCACAGTAAATCTTGACACCTGCCTTAGCCGCTGGTATTATACTTCTTGATTGAGCCCCCCACGCTTAGGCCTCTTCGGAGGAACTGCGGACCAAGGTGGGGACTTTCTTGTATTAAGAGGTATTTGATCTATGGAACAGCTGAAGCCCTTCAAAACATATGAGGAGCAAGTCGCTCATCTTATAGATATCGTAAACGCTTTTAGGATGAAGAACTGAAAATAGGCTTTTATATGTTATATTTTTATTAATTCTATGCTGCTGTTGAATTCACTTATTGTCTTATTTGATACGCCGATTTCAGATCCTTTTTCTTTTGGAAATAGGGCAAGACACCAAATACATATTTCCTCCCTTCTGCTTCTGATAAACAGGATTACACACCAAGCTTCATGATGAATGAGTCATAATTTTCAGATTGTCATTTGGTGTCTCTTTCTTCTTATGAAAGCGATTGATGGTCTTATCCCAAAGGTATGCGCTTGCCATTGTGATCGCGAAACATATAAGAAGATTGATATAGTTGTTTGATTGTCCAAAGAGTTTTTTCTCAAATGAATTCAGATACCTGTATACCATTTGGTGAATTAAAAAGCCATTTGCGCTCATATTTCCAATAAAGATAAGGGCTTTGTTTGATAATAACTGTGACAGTTTTCCGCGTTTCAACGCAAACAGGTAAACTAAAGCACAAGAAGACATCGTCCACAAAACTGTTAACCCCCACCAATTGCTCGTAGGTACTGGTGGGTCAGCTTTGGATGGGATGTAGATTTTTGTTAGATAAAGTATCCACTGAACAATAATGATAGCTACTACTCCAATTTCAGCAATTGTATATACTTTCTGATCTGATCCCTTTTCTTCGTTTCTGTGATTCATAAAAATATAACCCAAATTGCAGCCAATTATGAAATCCTCAAGACGAGACAAAGGGAAAATATAGGGGAACCAATGTATAAAATCATCGTCATGTATTAGATTAATGTTCACAACGTATGCAAGGAAAGCCAGGAGAATCTGTATTATATAGGTAACGCTAATTATGATGATCGCTGTTTTAATCCCTTTCTTGTACCGCTTCATGCCAAACAAAATAAAAGGGAATGTCATATATAGAAAGAGAGAAGTGGACAAATACCAGGAGACAGCATTGAGGGAAAAATAAAAACCGCTCTTTGGAATCCACGACTGCACTAAAGCAACATTCAGAACTAGTTTTACTGCCGGAGTAATGATTTTTCCTAAACCAGCATGACTCCGATATTCGTAGATCAAAAACGGAACAGCTAATAGCATCGTAACAATATGAAGCGGATATAGTTTTTTTATTTTGCCAACACCAAATCGGAAACTCGATTTGATACTTTTGTCCGTTATTCTTTCAGTGCCTAAATATGAGTATGTCATTAAAAAACCTGAAAGAATTAGAAACACTGAAACGCCCCATGCTCCTCCTGAATTGAAAGCAGTTATCCCGGAGTGGGAAGCAAAGATCCCCAGAAAAGCCAGGGTTCGTATGACCTGAAGAGAATCCATTCTTTGTCTCATAGCCAGCCTTCTCTCTGCATCGTTGCTAACTAATGGTGCATCGGTTAATCTCCATGCTCCATGGTGGAAGCGTACGACTTAAAATCTATACCTTCTTGCGGGTAACTCAATCAAAGCGGCCACAGAAAAAGTATCGTATGATTATACACCGAAAGCCCAATTATTTCAACGAGTTTATGAGCTGTTGCAGCTCTTTTTAAAGTGTACCCCATGTCAAGGACAAAATGAGTTTTAGGGCTTTACCATCAGCTGGGTATTCCCGTAAGCTGAAAATGCTTTACCGGCAGGGAGGATAGAGCAACGGTGAGGACCGACTCGAGCGCCCTGTCGGATTTGCAGGGGAGACGATCTGAATGCGTCTCCTTTTTGCTTGGCTATCGCTGACTCCCCTGGAAACAAAAGCGATAAACCTTGGGGGTTCGGGGGCAAAGCCCCCGGTGAGGATCTTACTTCTTTCGACTGTCCCAGTTAATCGGATAAACGCCTGTCATTTCATACTGGTAATATTCTCGCGGAGACAACCTGGCGAGATCCCACTGGTATCGATCGTTGTTGTAGTAATCCGTCCAGCCCGAGATGACCGCCAGTATTTCCTGGTAAGTCGTGCACCCTGAGATATCAATCTCGTCTTTCATATGACCGAAGAAAGATTCCTGAGGAGCATTGTCCCAGCAGTTGGCCCGGCGGAACATGGATTGGCGCAGCTCACTGTCTTTCAGTAGTTAAATGAACTTAATGCTGGTATATTGGGAACCTTGGTCACTGTTATACCGAATTCGGCATAACAGTGACTATGCCGAAGAAAAAACTATACCGAAGATTTGCTCTGCGGCTTGAAAGATCATCTTTCTGTGAAAATCTTCGGCATAGTATTTTTGTCAATCCAGAGAATAAAGCAGTTTTTTCAAAGCGGGTTTCTTCCACAACTTTTCGTCATCAGCGAATAACGGGGCTGCTTTGTTCATCGCTTTGCTCATCATTTCGAGTGTTGCGAATGCATAGAAACCGGAAGTGGTGGACATACTTTCGTGCCCTAGAAGCTGCATAATAAACGGAAGCGGTACTCCGTTGCGGTAAAGATCCATTGCCTTGGTTTTGCGAATCAGATGACAATGGACATTGTTCGGGACATCGGGACAAGTTTCACGTGCTTTATCAGCTGCGGTTTTCAAGATTAAACTGATACTATCTGTGGAAAGATGGTGCGGAACTCCATCGAAACGGCTGTAAAACAGAGGAGCCTCTGCCATATCTGGATGAAATTCACCCAGATACCTTTTCAGATGCTCAACCGTTTTATTCATAAGAGGCACATTCCTTGTTTTGCGACCTTTACCGGTGAGAGTAACATATGGATTAGTAACGTTCAAATGCAAAGCCGAGATATTGAGATCTGCCAGTTCCTGTACCCGTGCACCAGTGTCATAGAGAAGAATCAGGATCATACGATTCCGACGGTGCTTTGTGGTCCGTGTATCAAAAGATGAAAGAATAGCTTTCGTGGCGGATGGCTGCAAATACTCAATTGGTTTCTTTTCTTCCTTGACTTTTTTCACTGTACAGACATCACTGTGGATACCCCGCAATTCAAAATCTTCATCCCCACAGAA